TCTTTTTGTTTCCATTTCTTCTTCTTTTCTTGTTTTCATTTCTTCTCTTTTTGTTTCCATTTCTTCTTCTGCGTCTCCTCTTTTTCTTTCTTGTCTTCTTCTTTTTCTTTCTTCTCTTGCTGTTTCTGTTTTTGTTTTCATTTCTGTTTTTTTTATCATAAATTTAACTAATTTAAGTTTTTTAAAAATAGGCGAATATTTATTAAGATAAACAAAATTATTATAATTGCTTGTTATAAATTCATAAGTTATTTTTTTATTGATAATGTTTTTATTTTCATCCGTAATTTTACCACTAACTTCATAATAATTGCTATCAATTTCAATATATACAGATTCATCTTTTATATTTTTTCTTTTATACACTATATATTGCTGTTTATTTATAACATCTTCTAGCATTACAGTAGTTTTTATATTTTCACCTAAAGACAATTTAAATGATTTTGAATCAGTTGTTTGTTTTGAAATTTTTGAATTTATTGATGATTGTGAAGAAGAAATATTAAATGAACTAGAAGATTCACTATCATCAATAAGTTTAAATTCTTTAAACCTTTCTATATCTGGTAAATTTTTAAATTTATATTGAAAGTCTTTATCTATAGATATAGATACTTTACAAGTATAATATTCACTTGTGCTTTCTAAAATAAGTTCTTCATATTCAAATTTACAAGGAGATGTTAATAATAATAATTCTTCTTCAAAATATAGTGTATTTTCACCTAAAATTTTAAAATCTATATATGGAACACCTTTTTCTAAAGTTATTTCATATAATATAGGTGTATGTGTAATAAACTTTCCCGATGATAGATCCATAAACTCTAATGCTATATTTTTATCCCTTGACATAGATACAAATTCTTTTTGTTCAAGTATGTTATACTTTGTTGTTGTTATATTCATTCCTCTGTAAAATACTATTTCTTGAATAGGTTCAAATATTTCATTATTTATAAATTTGTAATGTGTTATTGTTGATGTTTTTTTTTTATTTGCATTATATATATATTTAGCTAGTTCAGTCTCAGTAACAATATGTTGAATAGAATTATTTTGATATACTCTATAATGTTCTCCAATAATAAAATCAGTTTGTGGTATTACACATAAATTATTTTCATGCACCTCAATTTAATCAACTTTTCTAAAATTTTTATATTTATTTAATCTTGGATAACTAATTTCGGCAGTAATATAATAAAATTGATTTAAAATATATTTTTGATTAATTATTACTTTTTGAACAAGATAATGCATATCATTTTCGCTTAAAACAACATCTTTTTTCTTTAGTATTTCATCTATAGGTTTTGTCATATTAGGAGGTAAAATTGGTTTGTTAGTATCTTTGGTTTGATGATATAGTTCTATATGTTCGCTTTCAAGAACATTGCCTGTTATATCAGCCCAATTAATTACATATAAAGAATTGCAAATTATAATATCATTACTTGATATTATTTTAATTTTATAAGTATTTGCGCCAAATAAAATAATAACAAAGTATAATTGGTTGAGAGAATCGCTTTTTATAAAAAATTCGTAATTTTCTAAATGTTTGTAATATTTGCTAGTTGGTTTTAAATGTGATTTTCTATATAGTTGTATTCGTTTTTTTAATTTATTTGGGTTATTCCAATAGTCATAATAAAATTGAGATTGATACAAATATAATGTTGTTAGTTGGCTAGTTGTAAGAAATTTTGATTTTATTTTTTCTAAATTATTTTTTGAAATATATTCATTAGTATTTGTAACATAAAAGTTTATAGGGTTAGATATTTCACGTAGTTTTTTATATGTTTTTATAGATACTAAATATAATTTTTTGTTATACATTATTTTAATGTATTTTTTATTAATTGCTGTAAGTCCTGGTTCTACATATCTTTTATATTTTTCGTTAAAAGGTGATGTCCAATTTACTTTATAAAACTCATATTTTGGTGTTTTAACGTTTTCTTCGAAAAAATATGGTTTTTTGAAAAAATCAATATTCATTTATTTAAGTAATATATTAAATTTTACATTAGTATGTTGCTGAAATATTAGTTGCTGATACAACATTTGTTGATTGTGATGAATTTGAATTACTTATTTTTACAATAGTTTTTTTTACACAGCTTTTATCTAATAGATTTTCATTGTTATAACTCGCATATAATGTAATTACAGGTATTATAACATCATTTATTGTTTTATATTCCATATTTTCTTTATAGTTTTCATCAATTTTTAATACTATACCTCTTGATAATATAATTTCATCTTCTGGTAATACAGTTATTTTTGAATTATCAATATAAGGTGTTCCTTTACATAATATAATTTTATATAAAACTTTTGTTGCGAATTGTTTAGCTACTTCTATATCTTTTGATATAGATACAAATTCATTAATAGTTGTACTAAAACTAATATTATTAAACAAATATTTTTTTGACATACCTCTATACAACACTTTATTTGTGCCTCTGCTTATCTTTGAATAATACCGAAACATATTATCTAAAATATTAATTTGTTTTTTACCAAATATTGTAATATGTTGTTTTATTTGTGTATCATCTATTTGAGAAAAATCAGTAAGTTGTTCAAATGAAAAAGGAAATATTACTATCTCATTAGAATCATAATAAGTTAAACGTAAATATAGAAAATAAAACTTACCATTGTATTCAAAATAAACCAATAATTCATTTATATGTGTAAATTCTTCATCATAATCAAAAAAATTTATAAATGGAATTATTTTATGAACTTTAATATTAGTATTTCTATTTTCATATGACATATACATTATATTATAATTATTATCAATTAAATCTTGAATCTTAATTGTTTGAACTATTTTTTCATAAAATGGAAAAACATTAATTTCATTTGTTGAATATAATTGTTCAATATCAAATATGTCTTTTAGTGTTTTAAAAGGTATGTGTGATCTATATACAATATCTAGGTTTATTTTTTTAATATTAGTTTTCATAAATTGATAAAAAGCAGTATAAAATGCTAAAGCTATTTTATATTTTTTATTAGTATCATCTTTGAATATATCATCTTCGTCCAATTGTTTTAAATTTAAAGAAGAACCTTGAGTATTATGTCTTGTATCTAAAAATTCTTGATTTATTTCTTTTTCTTCTACTGTAAAATGACCTTTTTGTAAAGCTAATAATTTCTTTTCTTCAATAACAAAAGTATTATTATTTATTAACGGTAAATTTATGTATTTAACTTTACTATTAAAAGTTTGTTTTTTTAGTAAAATATTATTGATCTTTTTACATTTTACATATGTAATATTATGATTAATAGTTGTAAGATCATAACCAGTTAATTTACCCTTATATTAAAAAACTACATTATTTATATTTTCTTGACTAAACCATACATCATAATCAACACATCCATTATTTATAATATCATATACTCTTTTATTAGAGGAGATACTAACACTTTTGGTGATTCGAGGAGGTAAAGGAACTAATTTTTTTGTTGTCATTGTAATTAAAGTATATAAAAACTTAATTAAAACATTTAAATACAACTAAGAAAGATGACTGAAACCTTTTCATTTGATACTGATATTTCAGCTCTACTTAAACTTATTATTAATAATTTTTATTCCAATAAAGATATATTCTTAAGAGAACTTATTTCAAATGCTAGCGATAGTATTGACAAATATAATCATTTTTGTATTACTAACAAACCTGACAATAAAGTAGATAATTGCATTACACTTATTCCAGATAAAGACAGTAAAACACTTAATATTATTGATACAGGAATTGGTATGAATAAAGAAGAACTTATTAAAAATATAGGAACAATTGCTAATTCAGGAACTAAAGCATTTATGGAAAAAGTTAAAGATAGCAACTTAATTGGTCAATTTGGTGTTGGTTTTTATTCTGCTTTTTTGGTAGCTAAAGAAGTTTCTATTATTACTAAAAAAACAGATTCTGGATATTTTAAATGGACTTCAGATGCTGGAGGACAATATGTTATTGAAGAACTAACTGAAGACAATCTTAAAGATCATATTCATCCTGATTATAATCTTACACAAGGAACTATTATTAAATGCGCATTAACTGACGAAGCTTTAGATAAATATACTGATGTTAATAAATTAAAATCTATTGTAAAAGAACATTCTCAATATATTAATTATCCTATAAAAGTCTTTATTAAACGTGAAGAAACTAAAGAAGTTGAAGATGAAGAAGCATTATTAGAAGAAGATGTAATTGTTAGTGATGGAACTTCTAATGTTGATTCATCTAATTTGGATGATGTTACTATTGAAGATGTTGAAGAAAAACCTAAGAAAATGAAGAAAATTATTGAAACTGTTAAAGAATTTCAGCTAATAAATGAACATAAACCTATTTGGACTAGATCAAGTAATGAACTAAAAGAAGAAGATTATTATGGTTTTTATAAATCTTTAACAAATGATAATGAAAAACCTTATACTTATAAACATATTAGTGGTGAAGGACAAATAGAATATAAAGGTATTTTGTATTTACCTAAAAAAATTAAGAATAATGTATTTGAAAGAGGTGTAAAACAAAATAATATTAAATTATATGTTCGTAAAGTATTTGTCAGTGATAATAGTGCGGTTTTATGTCCCGAATGGCTTCATTTTATTTCTGGTGTTGTTGATACTGACGATTTACCTCTTAATGTATCACGTGAAATATTACAAGAGAATAAGGTTATTAAGGTTATTAAAAAAGCAGTTGTCAAGAAAAGCATTGATATGTTAAAATCTGCTATGAATGATATGGATAATTATCTTAAAATCTATAAGACTTACCAAAAAAATATTAAACTTGGTGTTTATGAAGAAAGCGGTGATCGTGAAAGGGTTTCTGATCTTTTAATGTTTTATTCTGCTAATTCACCTGATAAGATGATCACATTTGACGATTATATTACATCTATGAATGAAAATCAAAAACATATTTATTACATTGCTGGTGATAATATGGATATACTTAAAACATCTCCATTTTTAGATAGGTTTAAGAAAAATGGTTTAGATGTTCTATTTATGACTGATCCAGTTGATGAATATATGTGTCAGCGACTTATGCAATACAAAGAATGCACTTTAACTTGCATTACCAAAGGTGATATTGAATTACCTAATACAACTGATGCTGATAAAGAACTTATTAAAAAACAGAAAGAAGAATATAAATCACTTTGTGATTATATTAAACGTCTTTATACCACCTTTAGTGAAGTTAAAATTACTAATAAAGTATCTGAATTACCTTGCATCGTATCTTCACCCGAAAATGGTTTTTCGGCTAATATGGAAAAGATAATTAAATCGCAAACATTAGGACAAACTGATAGTTCTAATGCTATGTTAAATAAAAGAGTATTGGAAATTAATCCTCTACATCCTATTATTAAGAAAATTAAGAATATTAATGATACTGAAGAATATAATTCATTGAGAGATCTTCTTGATCTTGTTATCAATAGTGCTTTATTGTATTCCGGTTATCAAATTATCAAACCTGTTGATTTTTCTAAAAAGGTTCTCAATGTTGTTATGCTTGGTATGGATATTAATGATGATGAAGAAGAAGTAGATGATACTACATCTTCTAAAGATCCTTTTAACAATGTTGAAACTATTGATATGACTAATGTAGATTAAATAATATTTATTTATAATAAGAAAATATGAAAAATGTTATTTTATTATTAGTATTTATTGGTATATTAGTTATAGTTCAAGGTTATTATGAAAATAAGCTTAGTAGTGTTAAAAAACAAAAAACAGTTGTTAAATATGTGCCTTTACACACATATGAAGGAAAAATGAATGGAGCTGAATCAATTGATAATCAATTTAAAAGTTCTTTCGAGAAAATTATAAATATAGAGAATAAAAATGTATAAACTATTTACATCTACACCTATTGAGTTTAAAAAACATTGTATGGCGTTCAATACTAATAAACAAGAAGAATTAAATATGTTAATTGATCTTCGTAATAAATATATTAAAAATATATCATCTAAACGTAAAGAATATGAAGATCAATATGAAGAATATTTAAGACAATCTTCTGATACCAACGATTATATTGAACGAGTTAATTTATTTAATTTATTTAAAACACTATATCCTTTTAAAAAAAAAGAGTTTAATATTTATACTTATAAAAATTATTTTGAGTTAAAAGAATTAAATGAAGATTAATCCAAGTTTTGAATTTCAATTTATACCTTTTATTTTAGCATTTATTATTGGAATTATTTACATTGTTATTACAAATAATACCAAAGAAAAAATAGTTAAAACACCTACACCTTTTTCCAATAATCTTTATTCCGATTTTGATGGAGAATGTTATAAGATTAATGTTGTTGAAACAGAATGTAGTGGTAATGAACAAGAATTCAATTTTGCTATATAAGTTTTAATATTATTTTTATGTTCTTTAGTTAGAATACGCTAATCCACCCATTCCACTTAATATACGTAAAACATTGTAATTTACAGCATATACAAATAATTCACCTGATTTACTACTTTTAAGTTGTAATTGTGCTGTATCTATTCTTGACATATTTAATGTTCCTGATGGTTGATGTTCTTCGGGTTTTAATGCAAATGAATATACATTAATACCTTGATTAACTGGTATATTATTATGATGTTGATAAGGTTGAACTAACGAAAAATACTTTCCATCCCTTTCAGCAAAACGATCATTTCCGTTTAATTGAAGTTTAGCTGTTGTTATTAGGTTATCTTTAATCATATTATTGTTTTCAGCATTTGTAAAGTTATTCCAGTTGATATTAGAACCTGTTATATCTGGTTCAGGTCTTACTGCCCATATAAGTTCTTTACAAGGGTGATTAAAACTTAAACGTGATGCTTTTACTGTATTTGCGGTTATACTTTCTGTTCCTGTAAATTGTAATTGTTCTATAAGATATTCGTGAGATAATTGAGCAAACCTTTTACGTTCGTCTGTATCTAAAAAGATGTAATCAGCCCATAATGTAGCATTAAATGATGTAAAATTATTGCTATTAATTTCTATGTTACACGTGCTATCTGAAGCAAGTTCATCATCTTGGTTTGTTGCTCTTATACTGTCCATCGAATTAAACTCTATATTAACTTTAACTTCGTGGTATTGAAGAGCTATTAGCGGTAATGCTAAACCAACATTACGACAAAACCAAAATTCAAGAGGAATATATAAATCTATTATTTCGTCTTTTAATTCAACTGATTTATTTACAGAATTACCACCAACCATTTCATAATATCCTTCTTTTTTACCTTGATCCATTGTAAGTTCATTCCAAATATACATCCATTCACCATATTGTTTATCAATACGTTGTCCGCCTATTTCAAGTTCTGTATGTTTTATCATTCTATAACCATAGAAAGGTTGAAGATATATTGGAGTTGAACCTGCTACTGCTTTTATTTGTAAATATAATTTATGAACTAAATCACCATTACGGGATATCTGGCAAGTTACACGATTACCTAAAGTGGCATTTCCGTTAAAGGTTTGTTGTATAGATTCTAATGAAAAATTAGTATGACGACGATAAACTACTTTGAAGAATGTTATTTGTGGATTACCGGTAAGATAAACATCTTGAGCACCATATGCTACTAGTTGTAATAATCCTCCACCCATTTAATATAAAATAATATATTTATTTATTAAAATGTCGTGGGGTATTATATTTCTTATATTTTTTGCGATAGTTATTTTAGCTGTTGTTGGAATTACTATTTATTTATTTGCTATTAAAAAATACAATCTTAAACAAGTGTATAATATGATTAAATATCGTGGTAATGAAACTGCCCAAATGAAAGATATGATGAAAAAGTTTATTGTTGGTAAATTAGAATCTACTGAAAATAAACCTACACTTGTTTTATATAAAAACGAATATGATACTTGGACTTTATACAATGATAAATATACTAAACTTAGAACAGAAGATGGTAAATATATAAATGATGCACCTATAAAAAATGATGATTTAGTATATATAAAAAACACAAACGAATATAAAGTTAAATTAGAATAATGTTGTTTAATTCTGTTTTTGTTAAAAAACCAGAAATTTGTTTTGTAATACCTGATAAACCATGGTATGTTAATGAAAATATACTTATTGCTAAACAATCTAATATTGAACAAATATTTATTAATGGTATTGAAAATGCTTTACTTATATCTAGTTTTATGATATGCTATTCAGTTATAACTGGTAATCCTTCACATATTGTTAATAAATTAAATAGGATAACGTCAAAGTTTATGAACTTTAATAACTTTTATTTTCAATCTGCTTTAACTAGTTCAATTATTTCAATGTTTTTAGGTGTTAATGCCGTATTAGGATATCCTAATATGGTAAATAAAAAGAAGTAAGTTAAGTAATAATTTAGTTAGAATACGCAAGACCACCCATACCACTGAGGATACGGAGAACGTTGTAGGAGTGAGCGTAGATTTTGACTTCACCTGATGCTTGTGAAATCTCAGATATCTTAAGTTGAGCAGTATCAATCCGAGACATATTAAGAGTTCCCGATGGTTGATGTTCTTCTGGTTTTAATGCGAAAGAATATACATTGATATTACAACCGCTATCTGGGATATTGGTATGATGTTGGTATGGTTGAACGTGAGTAAAATATTTAGTATCACGTTCCGCAAAACGATCATTACCGTTAAGCATAAGCTTAGTCTTTCCTAATTTTATAATATTTGTTCCAGTTGAATCTGTTCCTTGCCATATAAGTTCTTTGACGGGATGGTTAAAAGATAATTTGGCAGAGAGATTAGAGCTATTGATTGTTTCACCTCCAGTGAATTGCACTTGTTCAATTAAATATTCGTGAGATAATTGAGCAAAACGACGACGTTCGTCAGTATCTAAGAAGATGTAATCAGCCCATAAGGTGGCATCTCCAAAGTCTTCGTTACTAAATTCAATATTGATTTTAACTTCGTGATATTGTAAAGCAATAAGTGGTAATGCTAAACCAATATTACGGCAGAACCAGAATTCAAGAGGAACATATGCTTTGGTTTCCATATTAGACACTGCTTTTATCATTTCAACATACCCATCTTTCTTTCCTGCAGGTAAAGTAAGTTCATTCCAGATTTCCATCCAATTGCCATATTGACGATCAATTAATTGACCACCAATTTCTACTTCTACTTTGCTGATACATTTACGGGCATCATCTAAATCACCACCAGTTGAAGGATGTGTAAATACAACGTATAATTTATGAACTAAATCACCATTACGAGAGATTTGGCAAGTTACACGTTTTCCAGCTCCAGGGGTTCCGTTAAAGGTTTGTTGTATAGACTCAATAGAGAAGTTAGTATGACGACGATAAACTACTTTGAAGAAAGTGATCTGAGGGTTGCCAGTAAGATAGACATCTTGGGCACCATAAGCTACAAGTTGAAGAAGACCTCCACCCATTTTTAATATAAGCTAAGAAAATAATTTTAGATTATATTATAAATAAAAATAATTTTAGATATAAGTTTAGTTAGAATACGCAAGACCACCCATACCGCTGAGGATACGGAGAACGTTGTAGGAGTGAGCGTATATTTTGACTTCACCTGCAGCTTCTGCAGTAAACGATAGTTTAAGTTGTGCAGTATCAATACGAGACATATTAAGAGTTCCTGATGGTTGATGCTCTTCAGGTTTTAATGCAAATGAATATACATTGATCCATTGATCTTGTGGTGGAATATTGGTATGATGTTGATAAGGTTGAACGTGAGTAAAATACATAGCATCGCGTTCAGCAAAACGATCATTTCCGTTAAGCATAAGTTTTGCTTTACCAGTTGATTTATAAGCTGTTCCAGCTTTTCGTTGCCATATAAGTTCTTTAACCGGATGATTAAATGAAAGTTTGGCACTAAGAGAAGTATCAGTAGCACTTAAACTTTCACCACCAGTGAATTGCACTTGTTCAATTAAATATTCGTGAGATAATTGAGCAAAACGACGACGTTCATCAGTATCTAAGAAGATGTAATCAGCCCATAAGGTAGCATCAGTAAAATCATTATCAGCATCAAATTCAATATTGATTTTAACTTCGTGATATTGTAAAGCAATAAGTGGTAATGCTAGACCAATATTACGGCAGAACCAGAATTCAAGAGGAACATATGCGTTTGTTTCAGCT